GATTGTTACCCTAGACCTCAATGGTTTTACTGCTACTATTAAACTCGGCAATACAGGTACTTTTACTACTGCACTCAGTGCTCAAGTAGCTCCTGTTGGTGGTAACGTAATCATTGAAGGTGATACAGTAACCCCAGGTAACACAGTCGTCAACCCAACTTCTGCTGATGCTATAGCAATTAACTGTATAGCCAAAGTTACAATTCAATCTTTTGAAATCCAAACAACGACTTCTGGTTTTGGTATTTCTGCTGCTGGCGGTGCTTCTGTTTCCTTTGGAACCGGAATGCGTATAGGCGCTTGTGCTAGTGGCCAGATGGTTGCCCAAACTGGCGCTTCAATTTCTATTTATAATAACTACACGATCACTGGTGCTTCATCTTACCACTACTATGCTACCGCTGGTGGTTCTATTTCTGGAAGTACAGTAACAGTTACGGGTTCGAGCACGCGAGCTTATTCAATCTTTGCGATTACAGATAGTCTTGGTACTATTCGTCTCGCTTCTTTTACGTTCTCAGGTGGCACTTATACCGGTCAACGTTATAATGCTTCAACCAATTCAGTCATCAATACTTTCGGCGGTGGTGCAAGCTACTTCCCAGGTAACTCAGCCGGTGCAACTGCTACCGGTGGTCAATACGCTTAAGGAATATCATGATTTATGATCCGAAGAATTGGTACTGGATTGTCGCTGGTGATAAAACCAAAGTCTATTCATCTGCCATTGGTGACTACGTTCTAGTATCTGATGCGACGTATGTAGCTTGGTTAACTAGTGGCGGAACCCCAAGCCGCATTGTTTCAGAGACGGAGTTAGGCGAAGTCCTTGACCCGTACTCTCTACGGCCATCAAATGCTAACGTCCTAGATAAGTATCTTGATAAGCAAGCAGGTCGCCTTACTATTGAGATTGTAGCTAAGGTTTTACTTAGCCATGAGAACCGCATTCGCGTACTCGAAGGCAAGCAAGCTATTAATGCTAATCAATTTAAGACTGCTGTTAAGGCACTTCTCTAATGCGTACGCTTCTTCGTAAACTCATCATCTGGGCTCTATCAGGTGCGCCTGCTCCTGCTCACGATGCAGCGGGCATGGATAAGCTAGCCCGTGATCAGAGCTAGTGTCGGTCAATACGCTTTAGCGCAGTATACTTTTGATGCCTTCGGAGGAGGTTCTTCCGGAGGTGTAAGTGGCGGCGAGTTCTTTATCCGACGTCGTCGTAGAATGCATCGTAGGTAATGGAAAGTAAGAAAGACATAATCCGGCAACAAGCCGAAGCTGATCTAGAGACTTTCATTAAGTTAGTTCACCCTCAGACTGTACTTGGTGGTGTTCACGTTGAAGTCCTACGCTGGTGGACACGCCAAGACGCTAAGTCACATCAACTCCTCCTTCTTCCACGAGATCATCAAAAGTCTCGTCTAGTAGCTTACCGGGTTGCATGGGAAATTACTAAGAACCCAGCTATCCGTATCCTTTATATCTCCAGTACTGCTAACCTCGCAGAGAAGCAGTTGAAGTTCATCAAGGACATTCTAACCAGTGACATCTATACGTACTACTGGCCGGAAATGGTCAATCCCGACGCTGGCAAACGGGAACGCTGGACTACTTATGAATTCTCGGTTGATCATCCGCTACGAAAGACCGAAGCCATCCGTGACCCAACCTGCTTTACCGCAGGTCTGACTACTTCAATCACAGGTATGCACTGCGACATCGCTGTAATGGATGATGTCGTCGTAATCGAAAATGCGTATACTGAAGAAGGGCGCGACAAGGTTAAGACTCAGTATTCTCTTCTTGCGTCCATTGAAGGCGCAGATGCAAAGGAATGGGTAGTTGGTACACGGTACCACCCCAAAGACCTTTACAACGATCTAATGGCCCAGGAGGTAGAACTATATGACCGAGAAACAGGACAAATCGATTCCGTTAGACCCCTCTACGAAGTCTTTCAAAGAGAGGTTGAATCTCACGGAGACGGTACCGGTCAATTCCTTTGGCCGAGACATCAGCGTGCCGACGGTAAATGGTTTGGCTTTAATCCTGAAATTCTTGCGACAAAACGCTCCCAGTATATCGACAAAACTCAGTTCCGTGCTCAGTACTACAACAATCCTAACGAAGTGGGCGCCGGTACTATCAGTCCTGAACTCTTTCAATACTTTGACCAAAAATTTATCACAAGGTCAGACGGAAAGTGGTACTTCAAAGGACAAAGAATAAACGTTTTCGCTGCTGTAGACTTTGCGTATACTATCAATAAAGCCAGTGACTATACTTGTATTGTAGTTGTTGGTGTTGACTCTAGAATGAATTACTACGTCTTAGAGATCGATAGATTTAAGACGGATAAGATATCTGATTACTTCAAACATATTCTACATCTCCACCAAAAGTGGGACTTCCGTAAAATACGTGCTGAAGTAACCTCAGGCCAGTCTGTAATTGTTAAAGATTTGAAGGATAGTTATATCCGTCCATATGGATTGGCTCTGTCTATCGAAGAAGCTAAGCATACGAGTAAGCAAGGTACTAAGGAAGAGCGTATTGAAGCTATTCTACAGCCTCGCTATCAAAACCAACAAATGTTTCACTATCGTGGTGGATACACCGATATTCTAGAAGAAGAACTTGTTCTTCAACATCCTCCACACGATGACGTCAAAGACAGTCTTGCTTCTGCTATTGAGATTGCAGTAGCCCCTAGCCAAAGTGTTTCGGGCAACTACCACAGAAGTGATCTTGTCAAATCGATGTCTAACTCCCGATTTGGAGGATTAAACGCTTGAAGCAATTTCCAGCATCTAAAGCACGTCAACCTAATATAGAAGACCGTAGGAACTCTAACAAGCCTGCGGATTGGATGACACAGCTCATGGGTAACCAGCATGTAAATGGTTGGGGTACTCAAGCCGCTGAGGCTCGTCCACGGCAAGCTGTACAAGTTGATCATCCAGAAGACGCGTTAGCTATTACTAGTTATGATTGGCGTCGGGGTCGTTAATGGCTGGTAAAGTACTAGAACTCGAAGACCTAATCCAACCGGATCAGATGGCAGCAACTATTGCTGACTTCTGGCAGTCTTGGAATACTCTTCGTCAGTCCTGGCTAGCTGCTACTCAGGAAACTCGTTCTTATATCTACGCCACAGATACGACTCAGACTACCAACGGTAAGCTTCCTTGGAAGAATAAAACTACTGTACCGAAGCTCTGCCAGATCAGAGACAACCTTCACGCTAATTATCTAAGGACTTTGTTCCCAAAGCGTAAGTGGGTCTACTGGGAGGCATACGAGCAGAACTCATCTGATCAAGACAAGCGCGCAGCTATTGAGTCTTTTATGGCTGACGCTATGGATCGTAGTGATTTTAAGAACACTGCCTCCAAGCTACTCTATGATTGGATTGATTACGGTAATTGCTTTGCTACTATTGAGTGGCAAGATGATACTCAGCAACTAGATACTCATGACCAAGTCGGTTATGTCGGTCCAGTTCTTCGTAGGATTTCTCCACTTGATATTGTCTTCAATCCTATTGCTCCTGACTTTGCTCATAGTCCTAAGATCGTTAGGACTCTTACCAGTCTGGGAGAAGTACAAGAAATTCTACAGCGGACGTCAACCGATGACACTCGGCAAGCCAATGAAGACCTTTTCAAGTACCTTCTAGATATTCGTAAGGCTGCTAGCAATCATCCGGGTGAAATCCGTTCTAAAGATGCTGCTATGCAGATCGACGGTTTCAACAACTGGAATGATTATCTAGCTTCGAGTTACTGTGAAGTCCTAACCTTCTACGGTGATCTATTCGATACGGAGACACAGAAGTTCTACCGTAACTACAAGATCATGATTGTAGATCGACATAAGATTATCATGAAAGCTCCTAATCCGAGCTTCTTCGGCCGTCCTCCAATCTTCCACGCTGGTTGGAGACTTCGTCAAGATAATCTTTGGGCAATGGGCCCACTAGATAATCTAGTCGGTATGCAGTACCGGATTGACCATCTAGAGAACCTAAAGGCAGACGTATTCGATCTAGTCGCTTTCCCTTTGCTTAAGATTAAAGGGTACGTCGACGATTTCGAATGGGAGCCAATGGCTCGTATCTTCGTCGGTGACGATGGTGATGTCGAGATGATTGCTCCTGACGTCGCTGCCCTAAATGCAGATACGCAGATCGCTCTACTAGAGCAAAAGATGGAAGAAATGGCTGGTTCACCCAAGGAAGCAATGGGCTTCCGTACTCCGGGTGAAAAGACCAAGTACGAAGTCCAGCGTCTAGAGAATGCTGCTGGTCGTATCTTCCAAGCCAAGATTGAGCAATACGAAGAGCTAATCATTGAGCCTGCTCTTAATGCCATGCTTGAGCTCGCCCGCCGCAATATGACATCACAGTATGTCAGCCGGGTATTTGATGATGAATTTAAAGCTACGACTTTCCAGAGTCTATCCCCCGAGGATATTACTGGTCAGGGTCGTGTTAAGCCAGTAGCTGCGAGACACTTCGGTGAACAAGCCGAACGAGTCCAGAATGCTACGGCTTTCTTTGGATCGCCTGTGGGACAAGACCAAGCTGTCAATGTCCACTATTCAGGTTTGCAGGTTGCAGAAATGTTCGAAGACCTGCTTGATCTAGGTGGTTACAAGCTAGTTACACCATATGTGCGAATTACTGAACAAGCTGAAGCACAACGACTAGCTAATACTACTATGGAACAAACACAGATGCAAGCTGGTACTCCATCAGGATTGACTCCAGATGATACCAGTGGGCCTCCAGTACCTCCTGCCAATGGGCCTTAATCTCATATGGACTAAGGGATTGGACGATAAGTCTAAGAAGAAATTCGAGGACTTATTCAGAAATTCCCAGGTACTGCTTAACCGTATTAGAGAGGTTCTTGCCGAAGAGCGACGCGCTCTGGAAGCCAACGAAATCTCTAAGAACATATACGAAACTCCCAACTGGCCTTATGTCCAAGCTGATATCAATGGCCAGAAGAAAGTCTTAAAGAAACTCGAAGACCTATTCGAGATAAAGGATTAAATGTCAATATTCGCAGACCAAGGTGAAATCGTAGTCGAAGACAAGGACTACCTAACTGAACTAGTAGGTGATGGTAAGAAGTTCAAGGATGCTCAGGCACTAGCCCGAGGAAAGGCAGAAGCTGACGCATTCATCGAACGTATCAAAACCGAACAAGAAGAGCTTCGCAAGGAGCTAGACAAAAGACTTACCGTTGAGGAACTCTGGACCAAGATTCAGCAAGCAGGTAAGTCAGACACTACCGAGCCCAACAAGGAAGATAACCAAGAACCTTCAGCCGGTGGCAAACAGCTAACTACAGAAGATATACGTCGTCAAATCCGAGAAGAGCTTGAAGCATCTCAGAAAGCTGTCGTTTCTAATCGAAACCTTGAAGCAGTAACTAAGGCGCTACGTGAGACTTTTGGTGCGGGTTACGTACAGAAGGTAAAAGAAATTGCTAAGACACTAGGTGTTGGTGAAGCATTCCTAGATGATCTTGCTGCCTCACAGCCTCAGGCATTCCTGAAGCTAGTAGGCGCCAAGACAGATGGAGTGCAGAATACAACTTCTGTCTTCAATCCTCAGCCTGCTGTCGTTACAACTCCCACTAAGACTGGTAACGTAAAGAACTTTGCTTACTACGAAAAGATTCGTAAAGAAAACCCAAGACAATACTTTGGGGTAGAACTACAGAATGAGATGTGGAAACAAGCCCAAGAACTCGGAGAAGATTTTTACAAAGGATAATTTAAATGGCTGGTTTTTCCACCTCAAATAACGAGCACCTAATTCGCTCGAACCTTTGGTCTAACCAGATCAAGGAGATTCTTGAAGATGACCTGATGGGTATGCGGTACGTCGATATGATTGCCGATTTCCCTGATGGTGACACTATCAATATCCCCTCGATTGGTCAGTCCGAAGTACGTGACTTTGCCGAAGGCCAGAAGGCTACCTATACCGCAATGGATACTGGTAACTTCACCTTCAGCATTACTGAGTACAAGCAAGCTGGTACCTACATCACTAATAAGATGAAGCAGGACAGCTTCTATGCTGCTCGTCTACAGGCTGCCTTCGTTCCGAAGATGTCTCGCGCCCTAGCTGTTGCTATGGAATCTGACATCATGCAAATCGGTCCGGATGGTCAGACTGCAAGCAACCTGAACGCAATCAACGGTGCGAACCACCGCTTCATTGGTTCTGGTACTAACGAGACTATGGCGGTCAAGGACTTTGCCCTAGCTCAGTACGCTCTTAAGAAGGCCAACGTTCCGATGACTAACCTCGTCGCTATCGTTGATCCATCTGTAGCGTATACCCTAGAGACGCAGACTAACCTCATCAACCTTTCGTTTAACCCAGCATGGGAAGGTATCGTTCGCGATGGCTTTACGTCAGGTATGCGGTTCCGCTTCAACGTCTTCGGCTTCGACGTCTATGAAAGCAATTACCTTAAGAGCGGTATTGCCGAAACCATTAACGGTCTAACGACTACTACTGGTAAGGCCAACCTCTTCTTCTCGGCTGCTCAAGACGTCCTCCCGTTCGTCGGTTCTATCCGTCAGCCCCCGAAGGTTGATAGTGAGTACAACAAGGATGAGCAGCGTGAAGAGTATGTCCTAACCGCGCGTTGGGGCTTCAAGCTTTTCCGTCCTGAAAACCTCGTTGTTGTCATCACTGACGACGATCAAGTTTCCTAAGGAGGTCTAAATGGCTGAGACTTGGCTTAATAACGACGGTCTGTACATTAAGTACGGCCGTAAGATGGATACACAGGCTCGCGCTGGTGAGTACGAGCTTGACGGTCCTAATCACGTAACTGAAGTCGTCCTTAACCTAGCCCAGCTAACCGCTGCTGCTCAGATTATTGACGATACAGTATCTATCCCTGCTAACGCGCGTATTGCTCGTGTAGAGGTAGTTACTGATACAGTTGCGGCTGGTGTTGGCGCAGTGCTTAACGTTGGTATAATCGACCAAGACCGTAGCACTGTAATCGATGCTGACGGTTTTGTAGCTGCGCTACCGACCGCCTCAATGGATGCTGCTGGTGAGACTACTGTACTTTACGTCGGTACCTCTTACGCAGGTTCAAGCATTGGCGTCACCAATAACAACGCTGGTCTAATTACCGCTGACTACGATACTGCTGCTTTTACCCAAGGTAAAGTCGTTGTTCGTATCTTCTGGTACGTTCCAGTAACCGCAACAGCACTCTAAGGTAGGGGCTTCGGCCCCTCCTTTTTAAGGAGGACACATGGCAACTACTTCTAAACCTAAGTCTAATCAATGGAATTGGACTGGCCTTGCGCTTCTTGTAGATGATGTTGTTGTAGGCACTAACCTATTCGTAGGTGGTACTCAATTTACTTCTGCCAGTCTTGGCACAGTAGCGGCTGTAACGGCTGGTACTGTCTCCGCCTCTAAGGCTGCTGTAGTAGACGCTAACAAGGACATCGGTACTTTCCGTTATGTCCGTGCTACGAAGGTTATTGATGGTGCGACTGTAACTTCCGATGCTACTGTTGGTAACCGGACCTATACTGCTGCTGAAATTCTTGGTGGTATTATTATCCGTGATCCCAACGGTGCTGGTCGTTCAGACGTACTACCGACTGCTGCTCTTCTAGTGGCTGCTATCCCCAACGCTACAGTTGGTGATATCATCCGCTGCAAGATCATCAACGGTGCGGACGCTGCTGAGACTATTACACTAGGTGGTGGTACAAACGGTACATTTGATACCAACCAAACCGCTGCTTCTCGTGTAATCGCTCAGAACAACAGTAAAGATATTATCATCCGCCTGACCAACGTCACGGCGTCATCTGAAGCATATGTAGTCTATCTCTAATGGCTGGTCCCTCACACGCTGATCTGACCGGTGCTGATCTTCATGAACCGAAAGGTGCAGACAGCGCTGCGGCGGACACATTGTATGCTGCAAATGGGACTGGCAGTGGTGCGTGGAGGAAAGTAACCTCCGCGTCCATTGATACGTCTAGCATTAAGAATATTAATAAGTTCTTCCTTACATCTTCTCTTGCTAACATATCTTCTGCCAGTTCTATTTATGTTCCTGTTCCTGTTGATGCAACTCTGACGAAAGTCACTACTGTTCTTCAGGGTGTTATCGCAACTGCAAACGCTACACTGACGGTAGCCAACTATGCTTTGTCTACTATTGGCACTATTACAGTTGCTTATAGTGGCTCTGCTGCTGGTGACGTTGATACACTCAACGCAGTTTCAAATAATACATTCCTTGCTGGTACGTGGGTTAAAATCACGACCAACGCTGCTTCTACCAATGCTGTAGAAGTAAAAATTGTTCTAGAGTTCACCTATGGCTAAGATTACTCTTGACACACTCGCAACTCTTTCTAATGAACCTTCAGCCATAGCTCTTATCAACTCTAACTTCTCTCGGATTGCTACCGCTATTGAAAACACGCTAAGCCGTGACGGTACTTTTCCGAATACCATGCTTGCTGATCTCGATCTCAATAACAAGAAGATCGTGCATCTACCACTACCACACGATGCCTCCGAGCCGGCTCGTCTAACTGATATTAATTCTGCACTAGTAGATTACCAACTAATCAGAGACGACGCAGAAGCTTACTCAGGTGTGGCTCAAACTGCTGCTACACAAGCGCAAGGTTACGCATCCGCTGCTGCTACATCAGCAACTAATGCAAGTAACTCAGCCTCAGCAGCTTCTACGTCAGCTTCTAACGCTTCAACTTCAGCGACTTCAATAGCAAGTATTGCTACTGGTATTACGTTTACTTATAGTTCAACTACTTCAGCGGCTGATCCCGGTTCGGGCATCTTCCGCATGAACTCTACTACTTTGTCTTCTGTCTCTAGTCTGTACGTCGACAATAACGAAAAGAATGGCTCAAGTGTAACGGCTTGGCTGGATACGTTTGACGACAGTACTACGACTACGAACCGAGGAAAGATTGTAATTCGTGGTGTCACTGATCCTACGAAGTTTGCAATCTTTACACCGACCTCGGTTACAGACAGTACAGGTTATCGTACTATTGCAGTGACTTACGTCGCTGGTAACGGTACATGGACTAATGGTCAGGACTTTGGTTTTACTTTCTCTCCGTCAGGAGACAAAGGAGCTACAGGTGCTGGTACTGGTGATATGGTTGCCGCAAACAACCTTTCTGACCTTGCCAACGCTGCAACTGCTCGTTCTAACCTAGGTCTAGGTACTATTGCTACACAAGCAGCCAGTAACGTTTCAATTGCTGGTGGTTCAATTACTGGTATTACCGATCTAGCTATTGCTGATGGTGGTACAGGCGCTAGCTCTGCATCTGCTGCCCTAACTAATCTAGGTGGTCTTGCCGCTTCACTAGTATCAGCCTTTGGGCTTACGCTTATTGATGATGCTGACGCTGCTACTGCAAGGACAACTCTCGGTCTTTCTACTGTAGCTGCTACTGGTGCTTTCGCTGATCTATTATCTAAACCTACGACACTATCTGGTTACGGTATTACTAACGCGGAAACGCTTGGTACTGTCCGTGGACTGAATACTCAAACGACTAGTTATACTGCCGTTCTTACAGATGCTGGTAAAGTCGTCGAAATCAATAATGCTTCTGCTAATACATTTACTATTCCACCTAATTCGTCTGTAGCCTTCCCTATTGGCACGTACATTAATATTGCTCAGTACGGTGCAGGTGCTACGACTATTACACCCGGTGTCGGTGTCACAATCCGAAACCGTGCAGGTCTGAAGTTAGGTGGTCAATACGGTATCGCTACTCTTTATAAGAGAAGCACAGATGAATGGGTCGCTGCTGGCGATCTAACTACCTAATGTTTCAACCCGGCTTCTTAAAGAAGGGCCTAATCGTTGTTGCTGGGAGTATTACATACAGTACTCCCGGTACTAGTTCATTTACTGTTCCTAACTTTCACACTCTAGTCATTGAACTCTGGGGTGGTGGAGGTAGTGGTGGTAAACAAAGAACCAATGGTGACGGAGAAAATGGAACTGCTTCCTCTATTGCTACTCTAGGTCTAACAGCCGGAGGTGGTGGTAAAGGCCGAGACGGGAATTACAGTTCAACTGGAGGCACTGCGGGTACTGCTACCGGTGGTGACATTAACACACCCGGTAACGTCGGTGGCGCTGGTAATGATTCCACCAGAACTGGTGGTGTTGGCGCCAATGCTCCTAATGGCGGTACTGGTGGTTATGGTGGTACTTATAGTGGTAATGAAGGTGGCCCCGGAGGTACTCCCGGAGCCGGTGGTGGCGGAGAAGGTGGTACTTTAAGTAAACCCGGATCAGGAGCTGGTTCTGGTGGTTACGTAAAGAAGACGTATGCGTATGGCGACATAGCAGCAGGTACTTCTCTGTCTTTTACTGTTGGTGACCAAGGCGGTGCTACTCCCGGTAACGGTGGTAAAGGCGGTTTTGGTACTGTTAAATTTACATGGAGTTAATTAATGGGTTTACCTAAAGCCTATCAAGACTTAGCAAAAGAGGGTGCTCCTAAGATGCTGGTCGAAATGCTGAAGCTTTACGGCACCCTCGAAGTTCCCGGAACTAAAGACAACCCAGTGATTATGAGCTGGGCTAAAGAAACTAAGATCAAAGGCTATACACACGACAGCGTACCGTGGTGTGGTTTGACTATGGCCGTGGTAGCTCAGAGAGCAGGTTATCAATATCCTGCTGGCCCGCTATGGGCTCTGAACTGGAAAAACTTTGGTCGAAGTGTCCCTTTGAACGGAGCCATGCTCGGCGATGTTCTTGTCTTTAATCGGGAAGGAGGTGGTCACGTATCTATGTACGTCGGCGAGGATAAGTACTATTATCATATCCTTGGAGGTAATCAATCAGACTCAGTTAACATTATCCGTAAAGCAAAGTCATCTTGTGTGGCGGTCCGACGTCCAGTATTCAAAATAGGACAACCTAAGAATGTCCGTAAAATCTATCGCGCCGCTACTGGCGCAATTTCAAGTAAGGAGACTTAAATGAAGGGTTGGAAAACGCTTCTAGTTGCTGTGGGTATCGCAGCTCTAGGTGCTCTACAGGCTGGTATCGGTGAAGTAATTCCCGCGACTTGGTCTGGTATTGCTCTCATCGGCATTGGTGCTGTAATCGCGTATCTACGTACAATTACTGACACAGCGGTCGGTAAGAAGGTCTAATGAAATACACGCTTCTGGAAATCGTCCAACTAATCCTAGCTTCGCTAGAGGACGATGAGGTCGACTCTATTAATGACACTGAGACTGCTCTGACAGTTGCAGGTATGGTCAAGCAATGTTTCTTTGACATTGTAGGTAGAGCCGACCTTCCAGAGCATTATGACTTCTTTGAGCTTAATCCCTCAGGTGATACAACTCGTCCTACTGTAATGTATCTACCTTCGACTGCACTCAATATTAATTCACTAAAGTACAATAACTTTACTACAGGACTGGACGATGGTGTTCGGTATCTGCCAGTGACCTACCTATCGTTAACTGACTTCCTGGATCATATGGATAGTATAAGCACTGACAATGACGAAACTAACGTCCTCACATTCCAAGATACAGTAGGAACTGCTACTATCGACTTCGTTGTCTATAACGACAAGCATCCTGAATACTACACTACAGCTAACAACAATACACTTTATTTTGATAGCTTTATGCTTTCTGAAGATGCGTTCCTCGTAGGTAATAAGACGAGAGCATACGGACTAACTGTTCCTGGTTTTGATCTAGACGATAGTTATATTCCTGATCTTGATGCTCAACAGTTCCAGCTTCTTATCAATGAAGCTAAGGCTCTGGCTCACTACGATCTAAAACAAACTCTTCATCCTAAAGCTGAAAAGACAGCAAGGAACAACTGGATTAGTATTCAGAAGAGAAAGAAAAGTATTCCATACCCGTATTCAGGATTAAACAACATCCCTAATTACGGAAGGAAATAATGGTTAAAATCGAAGACCTAATCGATCATGAAGAAGGTGATACAGACCTTATGCGTCACCGGAAACTCATTCTAAAGAATAACGTAATTCATTTTAAGCAAGACGGACAATATGGACTATGGACTGTGAACTTTGACAAAGGTCAGGTTCCAGAGCGACTAAAGGGGCAGTATACATCCCCACAGTTGGCACTCGATGCAGTCAATGTCTATCTCCGAGATAAGAATAGGCTAGAAGAGGTTAAATGAGATTTCACGGGCAGGCTATAGAGAATGATTTTACTCGTGGACTTATTACTGAAGCCACGGGTCTTAACTTCCCTGCACATGCCTGCACGGAAACATTCAATTGCGTCTTTCACGAAAAAGCTGAAGTTCGCCGTCGACTAGGGCTAGACTACGAAGATGGGTACGCTTTTGGTAGCGTTGTCAAATCTTCGGCTAGCAACTATGTTGTCACAGAGTACGTCTGGGATAACGTAGCTGGTCTGGCTGACTTCAGCTTTAGTGTTATTCAGGTAGGTAAAGTTCTTCACTTCTGGCAGATCAATACCAGCGGATCGCTGTCTGCCAATAAGAAAGCGTTCACTGTTAACCTAGACGATTACTCAACTAGAACACAGGTTACTTGGCAAGCAGTAGATGCTAACCCTGGCTCTTGGCCTTGCCAGTTCTCCGCAGCCAATGGGTTCCTAGTTGTTACTCATCCTTACTGTGATCCGTTCTTTGTCGAATACAACAACAACGCTATTACAGCTACACGAATTGTTATTAAGGTACGGGACTTCGAAGGAGACACAACTACCAGTGTCTATGGTTCCAACTATATTCCGATTACTGAACGAAAGCCGAAGACTTATACCGATCCTAGTTATCTTTATAACCTTTGGAATAAAGGTTGGTATCTTTCTTCTACTAATACTACTTATGGCGTTGGCGCCCCTGTGGCAGCCTTCCAAGCGTATACTGGTAAGTGGCCAAGCTTCTCAGATGTCTGGTGGACAAGCCTAAACCAAGACGATACATACGATCCTAAGCTACAAGTAGAAGTCGGTTCATCTGAAGCACCTAATGGGCATTACATCCTTGATGCTTTCTTCATGGATCGCCAGAGTATTTACGCTGGTGCCAAGGTTACATCATCTCTAGGCGCTCGCCCTAGTACAACCGCATTCTTTGCAGGTCGGTCATTCTACGGTGGTGTATCTTCTCAGGGATATCACAATAAGATTTACTTTACCCAAATTCTACAGGGTAAGAATGATTTCCCGAAGTGCCATCAACAAGAAGACCCAACTAACCGAGACAGCGCAGGTTTGATTGCCAGCGATGGTGGTATTATTGTTATTCCAGAAATCGGTACGATTGTTAAACTTCTAGCTGTACAGGGCTTCCTTCTTGTCTTTTGCTCTAATGGTATCTGGGCAATTACAGGTGGCTCAAATGGAGCAGGGTTCGTAGCAAATGACTACAATGTCCAAAAGATTTCTGATATCGCTAGTATTAGTCCTAATAGTTTCGTTATCCCTAAGACTGGGCTTCCGGTCTGGTGGAACGCTGACGGTATCTTTACCATGCAACTCGACCAATCAAAGAACGGTCTTGAAGTTGTAAGTCTCACAGACAGTACTATCAAAAGCCTGTACGATGAAATCCCTGTGACTTCTAAGCCCTACGTCAAGGGTGCTTACAACCCATTACAGAACATTATTCAGTGGGTCTATCGTAGCACAGAAGCAGGTTCAAATCTACAGAAGTATGAGTTCGATAGTATCCTTAGTCTCAATCTAACCTCTGGTGCATTCTATCCTTGGCAAGTAGGTTACCTAACAGGTGGACCTACCATCAATGGCATCCTTTGCACTAAGGGTTCAGGTACAGTTCAGAGTGAAGATCAAATCGTTAAGACGGATGGTACTGGTATCGTAGACGCTTCAGGTGATCCTGTTAATGTCTTCCGTGCTGTGTCTGTTCCACTTACATCTTCATTCAGATATACGAGTACAGTCTTCGTTTCAAATACGAACTACAATATCACCTTTGCTCAAGAAAAAGATGATACTTACCACGATTGGAGACTATACAACGGTGTTGGTGTAGATTACGAGAGTTACTTCATCACTGGTTACAATATCCAGAATGACTATAACGTCCTAGACCGGAAGAGACCTTTTGGTGTAGCTAAGTTCCAAGCCGGACCTATTTACGTCTATAGCAATGCTGAAGAAGGTAGCTCATGCTTCCTACAAGGTCTATGGGATTACTCAATCGACGACTCGTCAGGTAAGTATACTACTACACACCAGATTTATAAAGATAAGTCCTTCAGAGGTGTCCAACGATCCAAGAACCGTCTTCGTGGTCGTGGTCACTCACTGCAATTAAAATTCTTCTCTGAAAGCTATAAACCCTTCCGGATTATTGGTTGGGGCAGCTACGGAGATACAGGAGATATGCCGTAATGTTTTTCCTAGCTGCACTAGGTGCGGTAGCTTCAATCGGTGGTGCCGTTGCTGGTGCCATTGGTGGCATGAACCAAGCTGCTGCCAACAAGAAGATGGTGGCGGCTCAGGCCGAAGAAGAAGGCTATCGTCATAAGCAAATGCTTCTCGATGCGTCACGTCAGCGTCGAGAAATGGTTAGAAACGCTATAATTGCCCAAGGGCAGGCTTTAGCTGCTGGTGTAAACCAAGGAGCCGGGACACAGTCCTCGGGCGTCCAAGGTGGTCAGGCGGGCGTTACAAACGCTACTGAGTCCATGATGGGCGAGCTAAATCAAAACGTACTCATAGGTAACAAAATCTTCGAAGCTAAGAAAAAGTACTTTGCTGCTGGTGGACAATACGCTGCTGCTCAAGGCCTCTCGGCTATTGGCAATGGTATTGCTAATCTTGGTGGTTTCTTTATGCAGAACGCTGGTCCTATTGCTCAGCTTGGTAAGTTTGCGTTTGGTGGTTAATGATTAGTTACGATCCAGAGACTCCGGGTCTGTCCTTTGATCAGGATAAGATTGTCCCTCCGAACCCCAATATTGAGACGGATGCTCACAAGTACAACTATGCTCTGGGGGAAGCATCCCCTGGACTAGATAGTATCCGACAAGTTCTGACAGTCGGTGGTGAAGGTAATCTACGAAACAGTCTTGTTTATAATAAGCAAGTTGAAGATCAAAAGACAGCAATGGATATCGTTGCCAATTACAAAGGCAACGGGAGTCCCGAAGAGCTCGCTGTACTAAAAACTCTATCCATTCCTCAGGTATATAACCCGGAAACAATTCTTGAGAAGATGTACGCTTCAAAGCTTCTATCTGATCTCTATGAATATGATCCGTCACCTGTACCTCTAATTGAAGCAGCTAACGAAGAGAATACTAATCATTCGGATATTCTCTTTGGTCTAGCTAAGGATGGTATTGCTAAGACTGAGTACATCAAGAAAGTCGCTACTCAAAGCGCACAAGACTACGCTAAGACAAGTGGGCTAGGTAAAATCTCTGACTTCCTAGAGACTATGATCCCGTTCAAGTCTTGGATTGATATTGCTGATGATACTCAACTTCTAGGCTCAAACCTCAAGCAGCAAGTCTCTGACCTGTGGGCTCTGCCTACTGACGAGTTCCAGCCTGAGTTCAAGAAGCGCTATGACGCTATATACGCGCACAATCCTCTGGATGCTCAGACGTTCCTTCAAGCTGTTCTGAGCTATAGTAACTCTGATGCGATGTGGGCAAATATGGGGAACCTTATGGACGTTGGTTCATTTGTTCCCGTAGGAGCTTTATCCAAAGTTGGTAAGTCAGCGGTTGGTGCGCTGGGTCGGGGCCTCCGTGGTACTCTTGAAGCCAGTTCACGATCTCTTGGTATTGAGCTTCCAGCAATTCTATCCTCTGCTGGAAAGACAATGGACGTTGCGAAGCTTGAGAACTTCCGTCGTCTATATCTCCAAAAGGTAGCTGCAACTGATCGTCTGACAAATCTTTCTCCTGAAATTAAAGACCTTCTTAATTCTGCTATTAGTATTCAAGACCCTACCAGCTTCATTAATAAGGCTGGTTATAAGCTTGATCGTGAAGCAGTAGAACGTCTACAACAAGAGCTTCTAAAGAATAGCAATATAGCTCTCGATAGTTTTGACAAGACTAACATTCCTCGTCTCAACGAAGGACAGCTCTTGCAGGCTATTGATGAAGCTTCAGCTTCTATTAAAGCTCAATACAAACACATCGACGACTCAGTAGCTGATATATCTTTCGGCTACAGCCGTGATGACGTTGCTAATATTGACCGGCTCGTGATTGATCTCAAGAAGCCGGATGGTACTCCTTTTACTTCAGAGCTAGCAGCCCGTAGCTATGCTGATCATGTACTCAAACTCGGTGACACAACCGAGACAGTCAACGCTGGTAGTAAGACTAAGTTCACTACTTTCGGTAATTACGAGTATGAAATGGAAGCCCCTGCTCCTTGGCAAAAAGGTTTTAACGCAGAGATTGCTGGAGCTAGCACCAAGACTTACACTGGTGTATCAAAGAAGAAACTACCAAGTGGCACTGTCTTCCCTGAGAGCACACAGACTGTCTTTGTTGGTGAGAACCAAATCGATGGTGCAGTAGAGCAACTAATCTCTGGGAAGATTCCAGAAGGTGGAAAGATTCCTGTACGGGGGCTGACTCCTATCCAATACTTCCGAGACAAGAAGGGTTTTGCCCGTTTTAGTGTCGGTAATATGATAACGGACGTCAGTGGTGGCCCTGGCTTGAAGCGCCTGCAACGTCCCGCTTACGAGATAGTACCGCAAGGTACCGGTTTTAATATCCGGCTCACTAAGGATATCGACGAGACCTTGCCATCTGTGAAGGCTCTCACCATCCAGACCAAGAATGAAGTCCCTGAAAGCTTCGTAAATGGCCTCGTGGGAAGTCTTCGGAACGCTGCGGATGTTGTTCATAAGGATATCTTTGCTGCTCGTAAGTTAGCTGTCCACGGTATTGAAGGACAGTATGCTGTAGTACAAGGACTACAAAAGAATATCTCCGCCCTAAAAGGTCAGAGTAAAATTGACTTTGAGAGGTTTACTCGATTAATCCGTGATCTAGAAAATCGTGATGCTCGTCAGCAATATGCCCAGACGCTAGCAGATTTTGAAACTGAATGGGAGAAAGCATTTGATCGTCTGCCTACAGAACAAGAAACGCTAGCTTATGCGAGCTATAGACAAGCATATGATTGGGATTATCTTAATCGGAACCTTGCTGTTTATCGGGGTCTTGCTCGTCAAGGAATTAGAGATTACCGCCTGTCGACTGTCTCTGGTCAGTCTCCAAGTTTCCACGCCAGAGTTGTAAAAGACCTTCCTGATGACCCAGAGGCTAATGTCCTTTTCTGGGATAAGGAGAAGTCTGGCAATGACGTCATCCCTCTAACGGCTAAGAACAAAGAAGACCTTCTAGAGGCTGCCCGCATTCGTGGTATGTCTTTCATTCAAGTCGCTAACCCTTGGCAACGTCCTTTGATGGATGCCACGGGACAGAAAGGTCTTATCCATTTCATAGCTACTAAGGACTTCGAGTCCGAGAGACTTCCACTACAACAAGTCCTCCGTGATCCCGGTGGTCACATGATCAGTGATTATAAGTTCTTTGTCAAACAGCCTAAGTATATGTGGGCTAATGGCAAGCGAGCTTACTTTGGTGATACAAGTCTCCAAGCAGCTACTACTGCTAAAGAAGCACAGGCTATTGCTGATCACTATGAGAAAGCCAGAGAACTTTATAACGCCAAAGATATTCAAGGCTTTAATCGCTACGTCTCTACGTACATCGGAGACGAGAAGCAGCTTATGGCGGACTTCGAAACAGGTCGTCTAAATCCAGAGGCCCCCATCAGTGTTACTGGTAAGGGAGTCGATACAATAAGTCATCCAACCATCCGGAATTTCTTTGGGAGGACTTTCGAAGACACTCGACAAAATCAGTATAACCTCACCAGAGATGTCTTCAAAGAGTACCTCGGCGAGAGGTCTACTAGCGGCGTCCCTACGGGGGTAGAGAGTAATCCTCTTTATCGTCTTGACACTCACAGGTACGTCGATCCACTTCGGACTCTCAACCGAGCAGCGAACAGTCTCGCCCGTAACAAGTTCCTCGAAGATTTCAGGATTAAATCCGCTGATCATTTTGTTGAGTCCTACGCTAGTGTTCTTAAACGTCCTATTGAGGAATTGAGACAGAACCCTGTACAGGCTCTGCTAGATAAAAATCCATTTAACGAAAAGGTTCCGGGTAAAGACCCGACTCTTCGTAATGCGAAACTGTATCAAAAATCCTACCAACAGCTCATCGGTGCTCGTGGTAATGAAGTCAATAACTTCATGAACCGCATGAAGGACAAGTTGTTTACTTATCTCTACGATAGAGGTAACGAGAAGCTAGCCCTGACACTGGATGAGAAGTACTTCCCGTACATCCAAGACCCCGTGCAGCTATTCAAGTCTGCTGCCTTCCATCTTCGTATCTCAATGTTCAATCCAGTTCAGTACTTCAAGCAATTGAATACACTGGTCAACATCGCTGGTATCGTAGGTCCTGTGAAGGCTATGAAGGCTTTTCCGATGTACCCTGTCATCAGAACCCTAATAGCAAGCAATGAGTCAGAGGCTGCCATTAATTACGCTGCTTCATTGTCTCGTAAGTTCGGTTGGAAGGAAGCTGACTTTAAGGAGATGTATCAAGCCTATAAGCGTTCAGAGCTTAACAAGGTTGAAGGCGAGCATTCTTATCGTGATGATCTTCGTGAGCCTACTATCTTCCAAGGTAAAATCGGTAGTCTACTAGACAAGTCCAGCATCTTCTTTAGGGAAGGTGAGCGGGGTTCACGTATCGTGGGTTTCGCGGCTGCTTACGATGAATGGAAGAAGGCAAATCCTTACGGCAAACTTGATGATCGTGCATTGGGTACAATCCTTAGTCGGCAAGAAACTCTCAACGGTAGTATGACTCGTGCTAGCTCTGCTACGCTACAGTCTGCTGCTGGCGGTCTAGCAAGTGTTCCTCTACAGTTCCAAGTCTATCCAATCCGTATCATGGAGCAGTTCCTTTCGAAGCGTCTAACGACAGCAGAAAAGCTTCGACTGTTTGGGACTTACGCGACCGTCTACGGTGTGCCCGGAGCCATTGCTGCAACTCCTCTAGGACTTTATCCTTGGTATGAGGATATTCGAAAAGATACGATAGCAAACGGTGGAACTTATCCGTCGGTAGTTGACCAAGCCCTTGAACGAGGAATTCCCGAGCTTCTCCATAACGTGATCTTTGGTTCGGAGACGGACTTTTCGACATCACACGGTCCCCAAGGCCTTCATGTCCTCAAGGATATCTGGAGTGATAAAGGCTGGCTAGACATCATGCTTGGTGCTTCTGGTGGAACTATGTCACAAGTCCTTAGCACTACTGCTCCACTTCTTAAAGACCTAGGAAGCATTGTTAGTGGTGATGGTTCACTAAAGGTAACTGGACAAGACTTCATCGATGTCCTCCGTAATATTGGTACTGTGAACCAAGCCTTCCGGGCTTACTACGGTGTCACTGTATCCAAGTACATTAATAGAAACCAGAACATTGTAAGTGATGTAACCCCTTGGGAAGGTATCTTTGGTGCCATTACTGGTGTCAACCCACAGACACAGACAGATACTTATATGAGTATCGAAATGCTGAAGTCTGCTAAGGATGCCAAGGATTACGCCAAGCAACAATTCATTAAGTACATCCGTCGTGGCATTCAATCTGATAGTGATGCCGACCGTATGAATTACTTCAAGCAAGCTAACGTCTGGTGGGTCGCCGGTGACTTCCAAATGTATGAAGCCAGCGATCTTCTGTCTCAAGCTGCTAACGGCTACGAGTCAATGTTCTCGTCTGTCAATCAACAACTAATTCTGAAAGGACTAAAGAATGGCATTCAACCCTAGTGTTCCTGATGTCGGTGGCCCTAATAACTACCTAGGCTATAGCCGTGGAGTAGACCCTGATCAATCAGGGAGTATTATAGGGAAGACTATCGGTGGAGCGATTACTGATGTTGCCCAGATAGGTAACTTCGCTGTCAACGCCGCTGA